ATAGACTATACTACTGTCCACAGTTTAAAAAATGGACGAACACTCAGAAGCAGACATTCTCGGACACCTCTCAAGATGACGACAGAATTATCATACCTATCAATGATCCCGATGGAAACCTCTTAGGTTTTCAAGGGAGAGCTTTGTCTCCACAGGCAAAGATGAGGTATATTACTGTCATGATAGACAGTGATGCACCCAAATTATACGGACTAGACAACATTAATACAAATGACACGATCTATATTGTCGAAGGACCTTTCGACTCACTCTTCTTGGAAAACGCGGTTGCTATGTGCGGCTCCGATATTGATATTCGGTCGTTTGGTTGGAGCGATTATATTTGGGTTTATGATAACGAACCTCGCAGCAGACAAATCAGAGACAAGATCTCCCAGTCAATCGACAGAGGGGATAGAGTTGTCATCTGGCCAAGTTCCATAGAGGATAAAGACCTCAACGACATGGCAAACAATGGAATTAATGTGAAAAGTGTGGTACAATCTAACGTGTACCAAGGATTAAAAGCAAAGTTACAACTATCAAACTGGAAAATATGAGCAACGGAATTAAAGTCATCAAGAGAGATGGCACTGAAGAACCAATCAACCTTGACAAAGTACATAAAATGGTTGAGTTTGCCTGCGATGGACTAGCAGGTGTAGCAGCATCACAAGTAGAGATGAGCAGTGGACTTCAGTTCTTTGATGGCATTAAGTCTTCTGAGATCCAAGAGATCTTAGTCAAGTCTGCATCAGATCTAATTGAATTAGATCATCCTAACTACCAGTACGTTGCTGCTAGACTATTACTATTTGGTTTAGAGAAATCTGTTCATGGACATCCAGATACACCTCCACCACTCTCTCAACATATAGAAACTTGCATCAAGCAAGGTGTGTATGATCCGAGTATCGCCACAAAGTATAGTGCTGAGGAGTGGCATCAGATAGATAGCTATATTGATTATGATCGTGACTTGTTATTCACTTATGCAGGTTTACGTCAGGTAGTTGACAAGTACTTAGTTCAAGATAGAAGTACAGGGGAGAAGTATGAAACCCCACAGCAGATGTATATCATGATCGCTGCTGTATTATTTGCAAATTATCCACAAGAAACGAGGTTAGATTATGTCAGAAGGTACTACAACGCAATCTCAAAACACAAAATCAACATCCCAACACCAGTCATGGCAGGAGTCAGAACACCAATCAGGCAGTTTGCGTCTTGCGTTTTGGTTGATACTGATGACACCTTGGATAGCATCTTCAGCAGCGATATGGCTATTGGGAAGTATGTTGCTCAAAGGGCAGGCATTGGCATCAACGCAGGCAGGATCCGTGGGATCAACAGTAAAATCCGTGGTGGAGAAGTCCAGCATACAGGCGTTGTCCCTTTTCTCAAAAAGTTTGAAGCAACTGTCAGATGTTGCACTCAAAATGGAGTGCGTGGTGGATCAGCGACTGTCCACTTTCCAATCTGGCATCAAGAAATAGAAGATATAATTGTACTGAAGAACAACAAAGGTACAGAAGACAACAGAGTTAGGAAACTAGACTACAGTATACAGATATCAAAACTATTCTACGAGAGGTTCTTACAAGCAAAGGACATTAGTTTGTTCTCTCCACATGATGTACCTGGTTTGTACGATGCTTTCGGTACAGATAAGTTTGATGAATTATATGTGCAGTATGAAAATGATTCTAGTATACCTAAGCAAACTGTCAATGCACAGGATTTAATCCTAGACATCCTTAAGGAGAGAGCAGAGACAGGTCGTATCTATATTATGAACATCGACCACTGTAATGAGCATTCATCTTTCAAAGACAAGGTAAACATGAGTAACCTCTGCCAAGAGATAACTCTACCTACCGAACCGATTGACCACATAGATGATGGTAAAGGAGAGATAGCACTATGCATACTCTCTGCTATTAACGTGGGTAAGATCAATAAGTTAGAAGAGATGCAAGAACTTGCTGACCTTGTAGTCAGAGGACTAGAAGAACTCATTGACTACCAAGAGTATCCAGTTGCTGCAGCAAAGATCAGTACAATCTCACGTAGATCATTGGGTGTAGGTTACATAGGACTTGCACACTACCTTGCTAAAAACAAAGTGAAGTATGATTCACCAGAAGCATGGAAGTTAGTACATGATCTCACAGAACATTTTCAATACTATTTGTTAAGAGCATCTAACAATATAGCAAAAGAGAAGGGTTCATGTTTAGCTTTTTCACAAACTAAGTACTCTGAAGGTATTCTTCCGATAGATACTTATAAAAAGGACGTAGATGACATTACACCAAATGACCTTTCACTTGATTGGGGAAGTCTACGGGAGGACATACTCTCTCACGGGCTCAGGCACAGCACGTTGTCGGCACAAATGCCATCAGAAAGCAGTTCCGTTGTGTCAAATGCCACTAACGGAATCGAACCCCCAAGAGATTATCTGTCCATTAAAAAGTCCAAGAAGGGACCTCTTAAGCAGATTGTACCAGGCTATCCGTATCTAAAGAACAATTACACACTGCTGTGGGATATGAAATCTAATGATGGATATATAAAAGTTACAGCAGTCATACAAAAGTTCTTTGACCAAGCGATCAGTGGCAACTGGTCTTATAATCCAGAGAACTATCCTGGCAATGAAGTACCTACCTCTGTGATGGCGAAGGATCTACTAACCACATACAAATATGGTTGGAAAACTTCTTACTATCAGAATACATATGATGCTAAGAAAGATGGTGATGACATCATAGAAGAGAAGAAGAGTAGACTAGAGTGTTTACTAGCAGAAGTAGAAACAGCAGATGACGACTGCGAATCATGTAAGATCTAATGGAACAAGTCCTAATGACAGAAAACTGGAACGGGTATTCTAACGAACAAAACTTTGATGGAGTAACGGTATTCAATACCAACCCTGTTGATAGTAAGAAGCAACCTATGTTCTTCGGGCAACCTCTTGGTATGCAGAGATACGATGAGTTCAAGTATCCTGTGTTCGATAAACTAACTACACAACAGTTAGGATATTTCTGGAGACCAGAGGAAGTATCACTGCAAAAAGATAGAGCAGACTATAAGTTGCTGACCCCAGAACAAAAGCATATATATACTTCAAATCTGAAGTACCAGATCATGCTTGATTCTGTTCAAGGTCGAGCACCTGGTATGGCATTCATGCCCTATTGCTCTCTTCCAGAACTGGAGGGAGCAATGAATGTATGGCAACTCATGGAGATGATCCATAGTAGATCATACACCTACATAATTAAAAACGTATACCCTGATCCAAGTGAAGTGTTCGATACTATTCTTGGAGATGAAAAGATACTAGCTCGTGCAACCTCAGTAACTTCATCATACGACGCACTTATTAATCATGCACATGAATACGACAGCGGTAACATTTGGAGAATGGCTGCTGAAGGTCACCCATCAGGAGCATATGACAGAAAAGAACTTAAAAGAAAACTCTACCGAGCCGTCCTCAACGTTAACATTCTTGAAGGCATTAGGTTCTATGTCTCCTTCGCTTGCTCGTTTGCGTTTGGTGAACTCAAAGTTATGGAGGGATCCGCTAAAATTATCTCTCTCATCGCCAGAGATGAAAGCCAACATCTTGTCCTTACTCAACAGATCATCAAAGCGTGGCAAAATGGTGACGATGAAGAAATGGTGGTCATCGCTGCAGAAGAAAAATCCAACATCATAGACATGTTTAAGAATGCTGTTGAAGAAGAAAAGGCATGGGCATCACACCTCTTTAAAGATGGTAGTATGATAGGACTAAATGAAAAACTATTATCACAGTACGTAGAGTTCACTGCTAACAGAAGACTACGTGCACTTGGTTTTGATCCACTGTATGACATTGGTATCAGAAACAATCCTTTACCATGGACACAGTATTGGTTAAATAGTAAGGGTCAACAGAACGCACCACAAGAAACGGAGATTGAATCTTATGTCGTTGGAGGAATCAAACAAGACGTTGAACAAGACACCTTCAGTGGGTTTAAACTTTGAAACAACATTTGGCAAAGGTGTAGATCCTTGGTATGCAAAGGCAGAGAGATGGGCTAAGAAACAAAAGTTTCCCATCTCTTTTTTATTGCTAGGTGCTATCGAGTGGTTGAAAAAGAAATGGATTGATGTTAAAATACATAATACAATGAAAGACGTTGACCGACAGGCAGATGATCTTTTAAAACAATGGGAGGAAAATGACAGAAGAGAACCGAACATCGTGGAGACAGGAGTATTTGGAGATGAAGGCTGGTCTATCGAAATTTCAAATCCAGTTGTTGAAAGAGGGACCTCAACAACTAGCACAGGCATGGTTACTCCAAGCGATGCACAACGATTACAAGAGGATGAAGGGGATCAAGGAACCACCCAGTAGAGAGTCGGGATACCAGACCTCTTTAAAGGAATGGTTTAAGAATTACAACTAAAGCTTGACTAAATACTAGTGGATATGTTAGCATATCCTTACGTTCATCTCTTAGGAGACGCAAGTAAGCCGACTCGGAACGGGTTCGTTCATCCTCTATTTCATGTATAACATTCTTGCCATGTTAATAACACTTGGAGCACCACTTAATTGTGATGATGCCAATGAGTTATTATCTTTAATCAGACCCTTTGATCCTCAAAGGTTGGAGATGGTAAGGGTGATCGTGGTACATACTGATCCAGTATGTTTTGAGGACGCACAAGTTGACTGAAGGAACGGTCTAATCAACCCAATTCCAACAGGAGCAAAAGCAAATGGCACAAGTCACTTACCGTGGTGTCCAGTATGACACTAACAGAGCAAAATCTCAGCAATCAAACAAGGTCGAATTAGTTTACCGTGGTGTAAAACTAAATAAAGATCTTACAACTGCGAAGTAATGGAAGTATTATGGATCAGTGCTGCTTCAGCACTCTTCCTAACCATTATCTACGCTGAGACTTTATTCCTTTATAAGGATGCTTAACTCACTCCCCGACTACATACAGTATTCGGGGATTTTTTATGCAAAGAACGAGATTAAAAACATTAATACAAGATTTAGAAGACCTATTAGCGGAGTTAAAATCAGAGGTCTACGCAGACACGAGTGCATATATTGACAGTAATGGAGAACAGTGGTATAGTGGTGACGATGATGACGGGTATCCAGATTGAAAGTTAGTATTGTTGGAGCAGGTAACGCAGGTTGTTTCACAGCATTATATTATTCATGGCACGCTAAAGATATAGAAGTAGAGTTAATTCATAATCCCGATAAACCACCAGTAACTGTAGGTCAAGGTACTATACCTGGTGCATTAGAACTTCTACATAACACTACCAGATTTAATTGGCATAATAATAAAGCACACGCTACACCTAAGACAGGATTTTTATATGAAGGTTGGGGCAAGATAAATTATGAAATCATGCATCCATTTCCTGCAGAGAATATGGCTATGCATTTTTGTCCCCATGAGATGCAAGCAGAGATATTAAACTCAGGTAGATTTAAAGTTAGTGAAGGTGATATAGATCCTAAAGATGTTGATGCAGATTATGTATTCGATGCTAGAGGTTGTATGTCACATGACTATATTAAACTTACTAGTCCAGTTAACTCTGTGATTCTTGGAAAACCAAAATGGAATACCTTAGAAAATTTATGGACTGAAGGTGTTGCAACACCTAATGGATGGACGTTTGTGATACCTATGCATTCTACCTCTCCATCTCATAAAGAATCTGTTGGTTACATATACAATAATCAAATTACAAAAACTGAAGATGCTGAAAAAAATTTTCAGGAATTTTTTGAGGTAGAGGTCACTCGACATTTAACCTTTGATAGTTACGTTGCACGTGAACCTGTTATAGATGATAGGATATTTCTACAAGGTAATAAATTATTTTTCTTGGAACCCTTAGAAAGTACCGCCACCGAAGCATACTTACACTGGTCAAAAGAAACATTATGTGCTATAATGAATGGAACAACTTCCGATCTTTCTAGGAGTATCAAGAAGTACATCAGAAGAATACAAAATTTTATTCTATGGCACTATCAGTTTGGGTCTAGATATGATACCCCATTCTGGGACTATGCAAAGAGTTTAATTTCTACTGATGAAACTTTTAATAAGTTTCTAGATACATCTATTAATATGAGTTGGGATAAAGCAGTCACCATAACTGACATTGGTTATGCACAGTGGCCACCTAGTAGTTTTAAGTATTGGCATGAGGGTATGACCCTATATAAAGGAGAATGAAAATTATGAAATGGTTGAAGGAGGAGTTTACGAAAACGCCTGGCTATATGAGGGTAAACCTTTCACTTCTAATGATATTGGCGACTTCTTCGGTTTTGTCTACAGGATTACAAATCTCCAAAGCGGTAGGCAGTACATCGGAAGAAAGTATTTCTACCAGAAACGAAAACCTAAAGGAGGCAAGCGACGTGTTACGTCAGAGTCTGACTGGAAGCGGTATTACGGAAGCTCTGCAGAACTTAAACAAGACGTTAAAGAATACGGTAGAGATAATTTCCGAAGAGAAATAATTTCCCTACATAATACAAAGGGATGGGTTAACTACGAGGAGACCCGTCAACTCTTCCTTAATAACGTTCTAAGTGAGGATGAGAATTATTACAACTCAAACATCTTAGGACGCTACATGAAAAAAGATTACCATAATGAACAACTGTCCACTTGAGTTAAAGAATCAATGCGATAACCTACTAGCGTGGATGCAAGATCGTTGTGATGTGATAGTAGAGAACAAACAGTATGAGGATATGTATGCTTTGTATATGGAATGGCATGAGTGGATTGAAGAAGACAATCCTAGCATTATGGTGTTAGGTAAATGGGATGAAGAAGACTGATTTAGATTATCTTTATGAGTGGGCAACAAGAACAGATTTTCCCCTTAGGAGAGCTCCAACTGCTGTTGGTTATTCTAACAAGGATATATATTTCTGCTGGCTAAAAGCATCGAACGATAAACGTGGTAGTGTCAGGTATTCTTTAGTCCAAGATGAGAGAGCACAACAAATTTTGGAAAGTGATGAGGTTGTTTTTGCTACGGTCTCTTGCTTTGAACCAGGAACAGAATTAGGACCCCATAAGGATCCTCCAGTATACGGAATACATTACAGACGAATACAAATACCATTATACATACCATCCAATGATTGCTATATGATTTGGAAAGGAGAGAAAGTCTTCTGGGAAGAGGGAGTACCTCAGATCTATGATGTCATGGATCATGTTCACGAAGGGTATAATTATTCTGATGATGATATGTTATTTCTATTTGTAGATATCTTAAAGAAAGATGACAACAGTAACTTGCACTAAATGCAACAACACAATACAGTCTAAACATGAACATGATTACAGGATGTGTGGTTGTGACAACCAGACTTATGTTTGTGGTGACACCTATGGTGGACTGGACATGAGTTATGTGGTAGCATTAACTGAACCTAAAGAAGAGAAACAAATTAGATTAGGAACAGAAGCACCACGAAGAAGAACAACTAGGATGACTGACGTAGATATTAGATAATGGATATAGCACAGTACCCTCGACTTATTACATCAACATCCATTTGGAGACTGACTAGGGAAGTGCACATGTTCAACCCTCTACCAGGTAATTGTTGGATAGGACTGCATGACACTCCAGAGAATGCTTTGGAGAAATATATCTTGGATTCATATGACATGTACTTCAAGGATGACTACCCAAATGTTACAGGATTTGAATGGTGGTTCCATTTTATTGAAAAGTGTGATAGAATGATAGCGTTCCACTCTGACCATGATGAAATGGTTAGGAGGGAGAATGAAGGTGAGATGATATATCCTCTCCTATCCACAGTCACTTATCTCAACAATCACAAATCACCAACGATAGTTTGGGACACTTCGACTGGGAAAACTCAAAAGGAGTATCGAAATATACCACCCACTGAGGTTGTGTTTTCAATACCTGAGGAAGGAAGGATTCTCACCTTCAACCCAAGATATATACACGGGGTGTTACCACAAAGCGAGGATAGAATCACCCTCATGTATAATATTTGGAACTACAGACCTAAAGGATTGAATCGTATAGATCAAAGAACTCTGAGACGTACTATGTCGTCTCAGTTTTTTGCTGAACAAGAACCTATTGATCCAGTTAAATGGTTAGGTGAGACGTGTGACAAGACTGTTACTTTATTTGGTCCTGACTGGAAGAGACTAGTAACATTCAAGCATCCTCTCAATGCAACAAACTACGGAGATTTTTGGAGTATAATCCAATGATTGAAATTAAAGAAGAAGAACTTAAAAAAAAGGAAGATCACTATGCTGCACTAGCAGAGGGTGGTGAACCTATATTAGTTGTCAAACCAGATGGTAATAAATATCTGATGGTTCCTCAGAAACCAGATGACATGAGACATCTATGGGATCATGACGACGGAGCATAAATAACTAAAAAAGTTGTGTAATGGATTGGTTACCTCATATAGTAGTAAAGGCAGATCAAGATGCTGTACCTGCTACTGCTGCAACAGCATTAAAAACATTTAGCATAGGATTTCCAGAGCATACTGCAACTGTACACTATGTCGGTACATCTATAGCAGTACAAAGGTTCTGTGAGAACTGGTGTGCTGAAGGTGGACATAAGTTTGTCAAGTATGATAATAAGATAAGACAATCTAGATTACATTATGCTATTGTTAAAAATAGTAGACTTCCTGTTGTACTGATTCGTGGTACAGCAGTTTTTTATGGTGACATGAGTGAGTATAATCTTCCTAAGACTAAGATCTTTGGTGGATATATCTGGCCAACATATGCTGCTCAACCCATCAACGACAAGAAAAAATTAATTAGATTATCAGCAGTAGATAAAACTATTATATTCTGTTCACAACCAATCAAGGCAATGAGTATTGTGAATGAAATTACTAAGTGGGATAGACCAGAAAATGCACAAGATAATAGTGCTAAGAAATGGGATGGTCAGACTATGGTAATGGATGGTGAAGTATACCAACAAGAGAGTGGTTTCTTCAACATGATATACCAGTGGGATCCATCAACGTTCTCTAAGTTCAATGCAAAAACATTTGAAAACTATGAGACTGTTCTACATGGTAACAGTGCATCTACAATACACGCAGTGTTGGGAGAGATGCCAGAGCAAGAAGAAGTAGTACTCAGTGGTATCAACGCTGCTCTCAATGAAAATTATGAAGATCTCAAGGGAATTATGAAGACATCCCTTGACAGTTTGGCACCCTACGTGGTAAAGTAGCTACATAATATCAGTCACAATAATATAATGGCTGATGTAAAGAAAGAGGAAAAGAAAGGTCCTCTAGGTAAACTTAAAGAAGTAGCAGAAGATAAGGAGGAACAACTTCAATACTTAGCTACACTCATAAGAGTGATAGTCCTTGTGTGGTCCGCAGGAATCTTGACGTTAAATTACGTTAAAATACCAGGCTACGAGAGAGGAGAGAGAATTGATCCAACCTTTATAGCTTCGGTCTTCACAGGAACTTTAGCTACTTTTGGCGTGGCCGCTGGAGGTAAGAAAAAGAAAGATGGTGAAGGTGGTAGTGCTAACATATCTAAAAAGGATATGGAGTTTCTTATCGCTAAGGCATCGGAGACTGCTCCTGCACAAACTATCAGGATTGAATCAGGTCCTGTAAAAATTGTCCCTGACACAAAGTAAATCATGCAAAAAATTATAAATGCGATCGCAATATCGTCTGGTGTTGTATCTCTTGCCCTTATTGCTGGTGGGGTGGGTGTATATCTCAACCGAGGAAAAATTATTGATAACGTCAAGTCTCAAGTCATGGAGCAAGTCTCTGGTGCACTTGGTTCATCACTTGGTGGTATGGTTCCAAACGTAACTGGTCCTGCACAAGAAGCACCTACTAAACTTCCAGTACCAGAAGCAATTCCAGTTCCAATGCCATGATAGGTAAGGAGACACCTGCTATCAAATATGATAGAGCACTGACTCTCTTTCAAGAGTCAGTCATTGCACCTGACCACAAACTTAGAGGATGTGCACACAATCAAGGGTGCTATGATGAACTGATGGAGATCAGAGAACATGTCTTAGAATATCTCAAGACATTGAGAGAGGTCACACATCATACTAATGCAGATGAGAGTGATGACATTGAGACTGCTAAATTAATCAATGTTAAATCATGAGTATAGATTTTAAAAGATACGAGGAGTTTGTGGATGCTGTCACATCCGATTGTTCTAAAGATTTTGTCGATCTTTCTGATCGTCTGGTTGAACTTAACCGAGAGGGTGCCAATATTGAACGTCTTACCACTTCTGGTGTTGGCCTTGCTGCTGAGTCTGGAGAGTTCTTGGAGATCGTTAAAAAGATGGTATTTCAAGGTAAACCTTGGAACAGCGACAATAGAGAACACCTTATTATTGAGTTGGGTGACGTTATGTGGTACGTAGCACAGGCATGTATGGCATTGGATATTAGTTTTGAGGAAGTTCTAGAGAGAAACGTACAAAAATTAGAGAAAAGATATCCTGGCGGTAGTTTTGATATCCATGACTCTGAGAACCGTGCAGCAGACGACCTTTAATAATTTTCATCAGTTATCTCCTGTCATAGTATATGAGACAGAGATAAAAGGTTTTCTACCATCTCTTTATAAAAGTTTTGAGGATGGTAGTTTTGACAATTCTACTGGTAAAATAACTGGTGAGTTGAATGGTAAAGTTCTGATACATCAGGACACTAGACTAGCACCTTTTTTTAGAGAACTCAAGAAATCTATAATAAAATATCTTGAGCATTTTAATATAGATAAAAAAACTTTTCAGATAAA